CACTTCAGGCAGAGTGAAGATTTCAGTGATTATGATTTTGATGGTAGTGGACTTTCTAGTATACTAGACGTACTCGCATACAATACACATATCAATGCATTGACTGCTAACATGGCAATCAACGAGTCGTTCCTGTCATCGTCTCAAATACGTTCTTCTGCACTTGCCCATGCCGAGGCATTGGGGTACACTACGAAGTCTCGCACAGGTTCAACTGGGTTGGTTACTGCGACGGTTGATGCGTTGCCAAGTGAAGATGTACTTACATTACCACTTGGTCACAGGTTCACAGGAGACGTTGATGAGGTGTCATTCACCTTTGTCACCCAAGAACAAACGATCGCATTCAAAACAGGTGACCAATTCGTATTCGAGAATGTTCGGGTTCACGAAGGTGTTTCTAAAACAAACACTTTTCTTTTCTCTGGTGAAGACAACGCATACGTTATTTCGGATAAAAACATGGACACATCGACCATGTCAGTCAAAGTGTTCAGCAACTTCAACACATCCGTATACGACACATACATCAACATAGAAAACTCCGTAACTATCGACGAAGACTCTAAGGTTTATATAGTCAAAGAAGTCTCGAATGGTTACTTCGAAATCTTTTTCAGTGATGGTAATGTACTGGGTCAAGCACCTACTGTTGGTAGCAAGATTCAGGTAGAGTATTTACAGACTCGTGGACCAGATGCAAATGGTGTAAGTTCTTTCAGTGCCGAGTCGTTGAATGGTAGAACGGTTACCACTCAAACAGTATCTGCTTCATCGGGTGGTTCAGAGAAAGAGTCTCTTTCTTCTATAAAAAGAAACGCACCTAGAGCATTCACTGCACAACAAAGACTGGTCACTGAGGACGACTACGAGAACCTAATTAGAAGTAAGTTCGCATCTCAAATAAGTGATGTGGTGGCTTGGGGCGGTCAGGACAATATTCCACCAGAGTTCGGTAAGGTGTTTGTTAGTCTTAACTTCGAAGACGATGTTGATGAGTTGAGTAAACAAGACACCAAGAATTTGATCAGTGACAACCTAACATCTAACCTAGCAATCATGTCAATTGATACTAAGTTCGTTGACCCAGAAATGACTTATATCGAAATCGTATGTAGATTCAATATCGATCCTACAAAAACAACTAGTCCCGAAGCAATGCAAGTAGCAGTGAAGAATGTCATCACCGCACATTTTAATTCAAGACTGGAGACTTTCGATGCCGTCTTCCGTCGTTCTAATCTACTAAAAGAAATCGACGAACTAAGTCCATCTATTCTAAACTCTAGGGTGGACGTTAAGGGTCAACAAAGAATCGAGGTAGATAATGGTTCGGAACAAGATTACACTATCAACTTCCCATATGCATTAGCCATTCCGGACAATGATGAACACACAGTGAAGACATCCATATTCAAGTACAACGGTCAGAACGTGTACATTAAGAATGAGATAGGGTCGACCCGACTACAGATATTTGACCTAGACAATATTGTCCGAGAAAGAAACATCGGTCGTTACGAGCCTGCTACTGGAGAGGTCTTCCTACACGCACTTGCTGTAGATACCGCTGCACCTCTAACACTAAAGGTATCTGTAACCCCTGCTAACCCAAGCACGGTACGTCCATTGAGAAACTACATCATTGCATTAGATGAAGATTCTTTGATTGCCAACGCAGTAATTGATGAGCAGACTACTAGAGTAATATTGTAAAATGTATAATATAGAGATAGATCCTAAGAGAAGTCACGTATCGTTTCACAACTCTAAGGTTGACGAAGCACTACCTGACTTTTTTGATGAAGAGTACCCGTTATTCATTAAGTTCCTAGAGACTTATTATGATTATATGGACGGTGATACGGCCGGGTCTTTTTCTAGGTTGATACGTGACCTGTTCCACGCACGTGATATCTCTTCACTTACATCCACACCAGATGCACCCAACGAATTTCTTGATTTATTGTTTGGGGACATCACTGACGGATTGAGTTCAGATTCCTTCTATGCCAACCCTAGGTTGATGGCACGTCTAATTGCAGACTTCTATCGTTCTAAGGGTACACAAATTTCAACTGAACAGTTCTTCAAGGCATTCTTCAATGAAGACGTTGAGGTATCTTATCCTAAGAAAGACATCTTTATTCTGAATGATAAACCTGGTGGTTCATTAATTGGACCACAGTCGTTACATTATATTCAAGACGATAAGAGATATCAGATATTCTCGATTCTTTTGAAAACAGGTCTATCCTTCAGTGACTACGAAGAATTATATAAGAAGATGGTACACCCTGCTGGATTCTATCTAGCAGCAGATGTTGTTATTCAAGGTTCGTCAGTGATGGGAATAGGTGCTGGATTGCCGATCGACCCACTTGCTGCACCAGAGTACCCAATGTCACTTGTCAGTCAGTCAGGTGCAAGTGTCGCACCAGAATGGACATTATTAACTATGACTGAGACAGACTCACCATTTATCATTAGTTCAATGAAGATACTGGACCAATACAGAGATATGTCAGTAGAAGACCTACAGACTATCCACGGGACCATTGCAGACTGGGCATCTCCTGCCTCGGTCACCATGGCAAACGAAGCATTATTTATGTCCAACACGGTATACCTAAGTGATGCTGATGATGCAGAAAGTAATAATGGTAACACAGACACAGGTGGTAACACAGACACAGGTGGTAACACAGACACAGGTGGAACTACTCAACCTACTGCAACATTATTCCCCGACACTTTTAATGTTCAAAACATCACTGCTTCTAGTGGCCCAAGAGTCATAACACGACACAGTGATGGTAATAGATACAGAATGCCTGATTGGCCATATAATACGGCTTATATGCCTAGAAAGGTTTGGATAGGTGTTACATATCATACTTCTGGTATTTTTGATGTTGTGGTACACAACAATAATATGAACAGTTATTTGTCAGGAACTTTGAATCCAACTGCTCCAATATTCTCAGGTAGATGGTTAGACCGTGCGGTTGAGAGTGGAGAGTCATACCGTGGTGAAATAGAGATAGTTTCCATTAACGGACAGGATGTCACTCCTCGATACTATACTAGTTCTGGTAATGAAAATTCGGAATTGTATAATGGGTTTGCTCCAAACGCCGATGTAACTGTATTCGGTGGTAATCACAATGCAAGAACTAGACAACAAACGGAAGTGGTTTCTGATAGTCTTCCGGCACGTCTCACTGTGATGATAGATGAACATTCCAACGACACCGATTACTTAGTAGACAGTATGCACTTAGACCCACTAACTGCTCTCAGTGGAACTGTTGGAATAAAACTATCCGTTCTTTCTACAGGTGGTACACCAACTGTTCCAACTGGTACAGATACCATCGAATTCGATGCATCTTGGACTTTGGATGGTGGGGTTGCTGACGCAGACTTGAGTCCATCTTCTCCATTAGTAATTCTAAATTCGACACCTGTTCAGGTAAATGACCCAGATGATAATATTGCATGGTATGCAATGGAGGTACTGAAACCTAGGACGTACCATCCTGGCTCAACTGGTACCGATGAAGAACTTGTTGTTGATATCTCTACGAATAGAGATGTAGTGTTCTACTATAATGTGTATGGTAAGTCAGATAACAACATAACACTAACCTTCCCATCTGAGTGGAATGTCAATCAAGCAACTTTGAGTTTTGGTCAGTCATACACTGCGACACTAGACGAAAATTTATCTGATAATACAGACGTATCCGTTACAGCAACGAGTGTGTTGTTAGGTCAGACCTATACGAGAAACATCCCAATAAGAGTAGTTACTGGTAACACTAACTAATAGAAAAAAATACGAATTTTAGGAAAATGTAATGACTAGACAAATCATAGGATTGGGTACTGCGTCAAATAGTAAGAGTGGTGACTCTCTTAGAACTGCTGGTGATAAGATCAATGACAACTTCATTGAACTCTATAATCTACTCCAACTTACAGGTGGTGGTAGTGGTATTACTATTAGTGACCTGTCACTTCTAATCGACTCTGCACTATCTGATGCCATAGGTAATGGTGATATCAATGGAAACCTTGAACCTAGAGTTGTTGTCAACGAAACAAATATCACATCTATTCTATCTCAATTGGATGCTCTTGAATCTATTATCGACAGTGACATTGATGCCGCGGCAGATGCACGTTCGACTATAATAGACTATATCGACGATAACGGTATTGATATAACTGTCCTTTCTCAAGATATTGTAGACCTTCGAGTAGAACTGAATAATAACATCGCTGCAGCGAACAGTACTCTGACTGCAATGATTGTTGAGAATGATTCATCTATCACTGCACTAGCATCCGATGTGACCACCTTAGAAGTTCAGGTTGAAGCTGACATAGGTACAGCAGTAGCATCCGCAACAAGTTCATTAACTGCGATGATTGTCGCAACCGATTCTTCGTTAACCTCCTTAGCATCAGATGTCATAGAATTAGAAGTACAAACGGCAACAGACATAGGTACAGCAGTAGCATCCGCAACAAGTTCATTAACTGCGATGATTGTTGCTACCGATTCCTCTCTTACTGCATTGGCATCCGATGTTACAGAACTAGAGGTACAGACATCGACCGACATTGGAGAAGCAGTATCTACTGCAACGTCCGGTCTAACCACTCGTATAGATGCAACTGACTCATCACTCACCTCCTTAGCATCCGATGTTACTGCATTAGAAGTAAAAACGGCAACAGATATTGGTGAAGCAGTAGCAGCCGCAACAAGTTCATTAACTACTCTTATCAATGCAACTGACTCATCACTCACCTCATTGGCGTCTGATGTTACTGCATTAGAAGTACAAACCTCAACAGACATTGGAGAAGCAGTATCTACTGCAACGTCCGGTCTAACCACTCGTATAGATGCGACCGATTCATCTCTTACTTCAATAGCGTCTGACGTTACTGCATTAGAAGTACAAACGGCAACAGATATAGGTATCGCAGTTGCAGATGCAAAAACTGAATTAACCACACTCATTGAAGCAACTGATTCATCAGTAAGTGTATTAAGTGAA